CTTGTCTCAAGGTGGCGTGAAGAAATCGGGTAACTGGCAACTCTCTTGTATTGTAGGAGAACATCATGGACATAAGAAACTTTGTAGATGATTTGGATGTTGCAAATGGAGCTACGGTTAGACGTAACTGTCCTGTTTGCGACGGATCAAAAACATTTACAGTCACCAACAAGAATGGAATGATTGTATGGAACTGCTACAAAGCTGGCTGCTTTGTGCATGGTGGTACTCGTACCTATCTTAGTGTAGATGATATACGTAATACCATTCACGCAAAAGAGGAGACTGATCCAGTGTGGGACAAGCCCGACTACATTGTGCAGGGGCGACAACACGTTGGACTTAAAAACTTTCTAAGTAAGTACTCACTACAGAATATGCACCCCTGTCCTCTATATGATGTCAAAGAAAACAGAATAGTCTTTCCAATATTTAGGGGCAGAATGATGGTCGATGGAGCAGGGCGATCTCTCAATGGAAGGCTTCCTAAATGGAAGAGGTATGGAGGTTCTGGGTTGCCCTATACGTATGGGTCTGATCAAGTGGCTGTGGTGGTGGAGGACGCTATCAGTGCGGCTGTGGTGGGTTCAATGTGTAGCTGCACAGGAGTGGCATTGCTAGGTACGTCACTACAGAGTGCACACAAGAAACCTTTAGCCCAGTACGCAAAGTTAATTGTAGCACTTGATCCAGACGCATTGCCTAAGACGTTGGGCATAGCACAGGAACTAAGGTCTATACATTCGGAGGTAAGTGTGTTAAGATTAAGCGACGATTTGAAATATAGAAATGCACAAGACATTCAGAACTTGGAGAACTTAATATGGAACTAGCTCTTGTACGGTCCTTAATGGACAAGGAGTTCTACGATGATCACAGAGGGGCGAGATGTCCCGACAGGTTATTCAGTAAGGACATTCGTAAGATCAAACATGCACTTGATGTGGCGATAGAGAAGTATAGTCGCACCGTTACACCAGATGAGATAGAGGCGTTGTTCATGTCGGGCAATCCCTCTATGACTACAGCACAGAAGCAAGCGTATGGTGATTTGTTTCATAGAATAAAACGCGAGGCACCATTAGGTAAAGATGTAGCACAGGAAGTGTTGTCTAAACTGTTTCAGCAGGTGGTAGGTGAAGAGGTTGCTAATCTAGGTTTTGATTATGTCAATGGTACACGTGCAACTCTTGAACCACTACGTGAGTTGCTCGACAGATACACAGATGACTTCATGCCTGACCTACACGTAGAGTGGGATGACATATCCATTGATACACTGCTTGCACAGAATGATCTGGAGACACGTTGGAAGTTCAACATACCTACATTGTGCACAGTGGTAGAGGGTGTTAACGCTGGTCATTTGGTTGAGATAGGTGCACGATCTAATGTGGGTAAGACATCCTTTCATGCAAGTATGATTGCTTCTCCAAAAGGCTTTGCGGCACAAGGTGCAAACTGTATGGTGCTATGCAATGAGGAAGGATCACCACGTGTGGGTGCACGATATCTACAGGCTTGCACTGGTATGTCATTGATGCAGATAAAAGAAAACCCTAAAGCTGCATGGGATATGTATGGAAAGATTAGAGACAATATCTTTCTTAAGGATGTGACAGGCAAGGACATGGGATGGGTAGAGAGCGTGTGTAAATCCTACAAGCCAGACATTGTAGTGCTGGACATGGGAGATAAGTTTGCAACGACACAGGGCTTTGCTCGTACTGATGAAGCATTGAAAGCTAATGTAGTGTATGCAAGACAGATTGCAAAGATGTATGAGTGTGCCGTGTTTTATATGTCACAGTTAAGTGCAGAGGCAGAGGGAAAGATACAATTGAACCAAGCTATGATGGAAGGCAGTCGAACAGGTAAGGCAGCGGAAGCTGACCTTATGATACTTATTGCAAAGAACCCACCCGTTGATGGAGTAGACGGAGAGGAGGAAAGTACGCAACGTCACTTGAATGTTGTGAAAAATAAACTATCTGGTTGGCATGGGCGTATCATTTGCGAACTTGACTACAGAACAGCAAGGTACACAGCATGAATAAAAGAGCATTACCTATAGGATTTACTATTGGCGAGTCTGCTATACATGGGTTGGGTTTGTTTGCCGCAAAGGATTTTGTTGACGATGGCACAATAGCTACTCATGTGTACCATCCACATCTAGGCTGGCTACGAACAGCACTAGGTGCATTCATAAACCACAGTCAAATGCCAAATTGTATAACAACAGAGGACGAGGTTTTTCTAAAAACTTCAAACGCAATTGAGTCTTTTAATTTATCGTGGGTTTTGTTAGGGACAAGAGATAACCTTGACAGAGGTCCATCAGTTAGAGTAAGATACCTATTGCCTCGTGCACCTATACATGCTGGAGACGAGATAACATTATTCTATGGAGATAAAAAATACCATGACCTTAAATGATGACGTACTGACGATACCCGACTTCTTACTTCGTAAACCAAAGAAAGGTAGGCCCAGAAAAGTTGAGCAGAAAGAACACTCTGTTGAAAGCAAGTACACTATGTGGGATGAAATAAAACAAAAAAGGTATGGGTCACGTTATGACATACAGTTGGGAGACGAGGCTCCACGTATAGGTAGTGGTCTTCGTATTGTATATGTTAAGGAAGGACGCAAGTGGGCGCATATGACTAGCCACAGCGGTGATCCAGCCGACAATGCAGGACGAGTACGTAAAAGATTATCTCTTAAACGCTGGTTTGACATGAAGGCGAGGCACGAGAAGCGCCAAGCACGGCATGAAAGAGCAGTGAAAAAAATAAGGAAGAAAGCAAATGAAGCTAACGCTTGACGTAGAACACACTGTCACTCAGCGGGATGGCAAGACACACTTCGATCCCTTTGAACCTAATAATGACCTCGTAATGATAGGAACGTTGACCGACAGAGGAGAGGAAAAGTTATTTACCATCTACCATAATTCAGATCATGGACAGCCCACAGAAATGGAGGATATGAGACTTGTAAGTTTTGACGGGTCTGGTGTACAGGAACTACTTGACAGGACTACGGTGCTTATAGGCCATAACATAGTGCACGATCTCGTGTGGTTATGGGAGAGTGGGTTTCAATACGATGGTCCTGTCTTTGATACCATGCTTGCAGAGTATGTGTTACAACGTGGACAGAAGCAGCCACTATCACTGGAGGTTTGTGCAGAACGATATAATCTAAACACGAAGAAGCGAGACACACTAAAGGAGTATCTATCTAAGGGTGTATCTGTTGCAGACATACCACATGATGAACTTTCCGCATACCTTAGTGCTGATCTTCATGCAACACAGGAGTTAAGTGATACGTTGTACAAAAAGCTAAGTACATCTCCCGATTCTGTGTTGATGGAGCCTGTTGTTCTATCCAATCGTGTAGCTATATCGCTTGCTCGTATATATCAACGAGGATTTAAGATCGACCAACAAGCTCTAGCTAGAGTTAAGGAGGAGTTTGAGATTGAGAAGGAAGAGTTGGAAGAGGCTGTCGATCTACAGGTTACAGAATTGATGGGAGACGTACCCATTAATCTAAACTCACCAGAACAATTGTCGTGGGTTATCTACTCACGTAAACCAAAAGACAAGAAAGTGTGGGCAGATGCGTTTACTCATGGCATGGTAAAGGCAGACTTCAACAGTACGGTTAACAGACTGTCCACTAAAATGTACAAAGCTCATGCTGTTCAATGCTCCTCTTGTTACGGTGCTGGTAAGGTACGTAAGACAAAGAAGGATGGCTCTCCCTTTGCACGGCCAACAAAGTGTTCCACCTGCAACGGTGTAGGGTATTTGTTTCGTCCAACAGCAGAGTTGGCAGGGCTGAAGTTCTCAGCACCCAATATGAAATGGGTAAGTGCACATGGATTTAGCACAAGCAAGTCCAATCTTGAGATGCTGGAGCAGATAGCTTTGGGTAAGAACATGATTGCGGCTGCTAAGTTTCTTAGAAATGTGCGTAGGTTGAGTGCTCTTGATACATACCTGTCATCATTTGTCGATGGCATCAAGTCCTTTACTAAGGGGGATGGTATGCTGCATGTTCAGCTAACACAGCACATGACATCTACAGGCAGGTTCAGTGGCCGCAATCCCAACATGCAGAACATGCCACGTGGAGGAACCTTTCCTATCAAGCGTGTGTTTGTATCTCGCTTTGACGGAGGTAGAATACTTGAGGCTGACTTTGCACAGCTAGAGTTTAGGGTAGCTGCTTATCTTAGTCAGGACGATACAGCTATTGATGAAGTTAAGACAGGCTTTGACGTACATAGTTACACAGCCAAAGTTATTAGTAACGCAGGACAGCCTACATCACGACAGGATGCCAAGGCACATACATTTGCACCTCTGTACGGTGCTAGTGGGTACGGCAGGAGTCCTGCAGAAGCGGCATACTACACTCATTTTAATGAGAAGTATAAAGGGATAGCAAGATGGCATAAGAGTTTAGCCAGAGAAGCTATGACTACGAACAGAATTGTCACACCATCAGGTAGACAATACGAATTTGAAAATATGGAAAGGAGATATAATGGCACAGTGTCAAATTACACCATGATAAAGAACTATCCTGTACAAGGATTCGCCACAGGTGATATAGTTCCAATTATTTTACTGGAATTTGAAAAAAGACTTGACAAGTATTTGTCATGTGTGGTAAATACTGTACACGATTCGATAGTCGTTGATGTTCACCCTGATGAGGTTGAACAGGTAATTGAAACAGTAGGATATTTAAATGATAACTTATCAAGTA